ATAATATTTTAATAATAAAATTAACATCATTAAATAATATTGCTTGTAATGGCTTATTATCATATAAATTTTCTTCAAAATATTTTGGATAATAGAAAACATTATTACGGTCTATTCCATCTTGATAATAATAATAAAAAGCATCATCAAGTAATAAAGACATAACATTTGGAGAAATATTATTTATTTTATTCATTTTACTATCATCATAACGACTGCGAATTTTATGAATATTTAATATATCATTTTTATCCATTGTTGATAAAATTAACATAAAAGCAAAAAGAGAGTCATATATTTTTATCCATTCATTTAATATATCTTTATGTGATTCAATAAATCTTAATGATTCTTCTTCTGTAAAAATAGAATAAAATGTTCTTTTTGATGAATTTTTAAAAATATAAATTAAATTTAAAATGGTTAAATTTAATGAAGCAATATGATAAAAAGTTACCGAATTCATATATGCTTCTAAAATTGTTATTTTTGTATATTCTGGAACATTAATAGGTATGAATATATCGGCAATAACATTAGTATTTTTTATATAATTTAAAAAATCTAATCCTTGTAATTCTGATTTAGAATAATCAAAAATATAAACTGTTTTAGATTCTAAATCATTATCCATATCTTCAATATTTAAAGGAGCAGATACTAATTTAGCATTAGATGTCATTTTCTAAACTCCATTTTTTTAATTCAGTTGAATAAAAATTATATTCTTCTGGATAATTAACTTTTAAAGTTCCAATATCTTCTTCATTTATTTCTTGAAATGTTGAAATATCTTCTTCATTAAAATGTTGAATATAAAGTTTGTTATCTGGTAATAAACAATATTCTTCATCAAAATAAGAATTATCAACACGAGATGATTTATTATTTAAAAATCTCATTTTTTCTTTATTTAAATTAATATAAGGAATATTTAATTGAGAAGATAATACTAATTTTATAAATTTATCATATACTGTATTATTTAAATTCCACATAGTTATTTCATTTCTATAATATTCTTTAAATTCAACAGATTTAATATTTGGGAGAATTGATAATTTATTTAAAATAGTATTTGGATGAAATGTTTTTAAAATTTGTGGAGATACTAAAATTTTAATATCAAATTTCTTTGGAAATCTTAAAAGATTTTCCCATACTTCTAATGCACGTGGACGAGCTAAAAAGTCATATGAAAATTCATATTCAATATCATCACGATAATTTTTTAATTCAACGGGATAAGAAGATATTATTATGTTTTTATTAAATTCTTTTATTGTATCTACTAATTCATTAAAATAATCGTGATTAATTAACATTGGTTCACCACCAGATATTTTAATTTTATCAAAATTTAAATGATTTTTTTCTAAAAAATCTCTTAATTTAAAAACATCTAAAAATTCATTTAAAGAGTTTTTTGTTTTAGTAAGACAAAATGCACAAGAAAATGGGCATAAAAATGTTGGATATACAACTAATGTTCTCATAATATCTCCTATATAATAATATAAAATTATTTACTATAAGAATTATTATATATGAGTGTGCATAAAAATTTCAATTAATTTTTCTGTTTTTTCAGATTTATTTTCTAATGCAATACCGATAGTTGGTTTAAATAATAACATATCTAAAAATGTTTTTCTTTTTGCAACGCCATTATATTTAGAAGTTGTTAATTTATCAAATTTATTAATTTTTCCTGATACACGACAAGGAACTTTTCCACATAAGGCAACGGGAATACTGTTATCATCATATTTTTTATTTAATTCAATACCTGGTTTAGAAGAAACAATTCCAAAAAAATGTCTATCATTAGGTTTTGTTTTAGTAATTTCTTTTTCTCCACCAAACTTAACAATTGTTCCAAGAGGAATTTGTTCCATTGGTGAATGAAAATAATATTCAGCTAAGTCACCATAATATGTGGCAATAGCTGTACCACGAATAACTTCTTTGCAGGTAATATTATGTTCAAATGTCCAGTTACCTGTTACATTTTCATTTTGACTTCTGCGTGTATATTCTGGGTCACTTAAAAAACCTGAATAGCTCATTTTAAACCTTTAGCATTCTAATAAGATATTTATTCTTTTTGTATATATATTTATTCACAAGAAATCAATCAATAAATAATTATATTAAAAGTAAGGAATATTATGTCATTATTGGATAAAAATAAAATCTTTTTTGGGCTTTTACATTATATTTTTTCTGAACAAAAAAATGTTGATTGGGCATTAAAAACCAGTTTGGTTAATTATACTGGTATTAACTCAACTGTTAATAATAAAAAATATAAACAAGATTCTGTTATTCAAGATGTTATTGATTATATCTATCAAATTAAGCCTTATCACGTTGAATTTGAACAATTTATTGAAAAGTATTCATCACAACGTGATGATGTAAATGTATCGGGTGCAAAAGAACAAGAAAAAAATAATATTACAATGTATATTCGTTTTGATGCAGTTACATCATCTGTTGACCCACAAGGTTTATTATCTGATATTGAATATATGGATACACATATGGCAAATAGATTATATGCGTATAAAACTAAAAATTTAGATGATATTAAAGATTATTTAAATTGTCATTTTAAAGGTATTACGATTAATGGCTCAACATTTAATGTTGACAAATCAGGATATGACGCATTTTTATATGATTCAACTTTATATGATGCACCAACAATAACAAATGATTATTGTTTAGTTAATTATAAGGAGAATTTAGATTATCCATATATTAAAGAATTTGTTAATGTTGGATTACAAACATTTAAATTAGAAAATGATGATTTATTACAACATAATTTTTTAACTATTACTTCATATTTTAATAATAAAGAAGAAATAATTACAGATTATTCTTTAGAAAATAATTTATTAACTTTATTTTATACAATTAGAAATTTAGAAAAATTAGTTATAACGGAAGATAAAGATGGTCAAAAAAAATCTTGGATTTTTATTGGACATCCATTTAGTGAATTATCAACTGATACTGGTTTAAAAGCATTTGAAGAATATGGAACAGAATATTTTAATATACCTGAAAGTGGATTTAATAGTAATAAAATAATTGTTAATATTGAATATCCAAATGGAACTCGTGATATTAGTGAGCAATCAACAATATCTGTGCCTTTAACTAACTGGGAATTGGTTGATGGAAAAGTATATATTCCTTTTGATAAAGAAAATAATCGTTATTATGATAATAGAATAGTTGAAAATGGTCATATTGTTGTTACTACAATTGATTATTATTACATTTATGATAAAATTTATACTTGGGAAGACAAATATGGTCAATCAAATAATGTAGTAAATGTAGACGGTAGTGGATTTTTAAGACCTTCATATGAAGTTGAACGCCCATCTGAATTATGTGTATCAGCTCCTTTGCCATATTTAATGATTTATAATGTTGATGATAATGAAATTCCAACAAGTATATATGGGTGTGATTATAAACATTATCAATATAAAATGGGATTTTCAAAGACAAATATGACACAATTAACTAAAGATTTAGTAATTGGTGATTCTCAAATATTTGTTGATGATATAAAAAAACTTAAATTACCTATTATTGAAAAAAATAAAGATATTACGCCTGGAAAAATATTATTAAATTCTGAAATTATTGAATTTTATGAAGTTGATGAAGTTAATAATATTTTAAAAAGTATTAGACGTGGTGCAGAAGGAAGTTATTTAGCTGAAAAACATAATGCTGGTGATTATGCAATTGATTTTAGAGATTCATCAAAAAATAATTATTCTTCAAAAGTAACTTCAATTATATCATATGTTACAAAAACAACTGAAAATAAATTTATTATTCCTGATACTTTATCAGACAATGATAAAGTAAATGTAATGATTAAACCATTAATTTCTTTATTAACTCCTATTAAATTTAATAGTACATATTTTGATATTTCAAGTGATAATATATTTAAACCAGGTAATGTTTTATTAACAATCCCTGTTAATAATTTAATTGTCCATTCAAATCAAACTTTGAATATTATTATTGGAAATAAAACATATGCTGTTCCATTTACGAAACAGATTTCAGGAATAACTGAATTTATTAATTATTTAAAACAAGCAACTTTAAATATTTCAGAATTGAATATTATTCAAGATGGTTCAAATATTGTGTTTATTGCAAATCAAGGAAAAAGTATTGTTTTAAATAATAATA